TCTAAACACCGAACAGATTAAACGTATCGCAGAAGAAACGTTAAGAGAACTTGAGCCAAAGTAAAGCTTTAGCAATAGCCGCAAACAAGCTCATACCATTTGCCATCACAATGAATGCTAGGTATGAAACGCCTTCGCATATTAGAACGATGGCTAGATACCTTCAACTTGTTGAAGCGAGACATATTCGGCGACTAATGATTTTCATGCCGCCGAGACACGGCAAGAGTCACTTAATCAGCGAATATTTCCCGGCATGGTATTTGGGACGCAATCCATATAAAAACGTAATCATAGCTTCTTACGGGCAGGAACTCGCAACAGATTTTGGACGCAAGGTTCGCAACATCATCGCCAACGATGTTTATCAACACGTATTTCCGAATATAATTTTATCCCAGGACTCACAAGCATCTTCCAGGTTCCACACAAATAAAGGCGGAGCATATTACGCCGTTGGTGTTGGCGGCGCACTCACTGGTCGTGGCGGAGATCTTATAATTATCGACGATCCTCACAAGAATCGAGAAGAAGCAAACTCAGAAGTAATAAGAAAAAATATCCACGATTGGTTTAACTCGACTCTCTATACACGACAGGCGCCAGGTGCTGCCATAGTAATTGTGCAGACCCGCTGGCATGAAGCCGACCTATCGGGACGACTCTTGGCAGATAAACGCGGCGAGTGGACCATTCTCAATATGCCAGCCATTAGTGATGATGAGAAGGCTCTTTGGCCAGAACGTTATCCAATCCCAGTATTACGAGAAATAAAACAAACAATCGGCACATCGGAATTCGAAGCCTTATACCAACAAAGGCCAGCGCCACAAGAAGGCGCCATATTCAAAAAACACTGGTGGAAAGAATATACATCCCACCCAACCAACCTTGAAAAAGTAATTCAATCATGGGATTTTGCCGTAAAGGACAAAACAGGATCTGACTACACCGTCGGTCTTATTTTGGGTAAACATGGGGCTAATAGATTTGTTCTGGACATGGTACGAGATCGCTTTGATTTTCCTTCTGCTTGTGCTGCTGTCACCGCATTGTCAACCAAATGGCCACAGGCAACAAAGAAACTTATCGAGGGTAAGGCTAACGGCCCGGCGGTTATCCAGTCGCTCAGAAATAGAATTACAGGCCTTATCGAGGTCGAGCCCAAGGGAGATAAGATCCAGCGTGCAAATGCCGCAAGCCCAGAGGTAGAGGCCGGTAATTGGGTTTTACCGTCTCGAGCCATAGCTCCGTGGGTTGATACATTTCTCCACGAGATGTGTAGCTTTCCATTCGCGGCTCACGACGATATTGTGGATGCGTTTAGTCAAGGCGCGCTAGAGATGCGCAATATATCTGGCGCTGGTATGATGAGGGTGATTCAAAGATAATTTCGAATTTCGCGATTCGCGAAAAGAAAAACGGCCCGGTGAAGAAAGTCCGGGCCGCAAAAAGCAAAAGTAATAGGATTAGTAACATTTTGCCAAATAATTGCTACTAAGGCAAAGTTTTAATAATGAAGCTTCTAACGAGTTACAACCAATACAACAGATTCGTGAACGCAAGGGACTTAGCGCTCGAGCGAATGCTCCTTAAGACAAGGTCTGAGACGTCCGATGTCCTGCGACAAATCATGGCGGAAGTTATCCACACGGTATCTACATATTATCACTACATGGGTGATGATATTGGGTACACGTCTGTCAGAATGGCGAGGAACCTGGATCACGCTCTTGAGCAGAAGCTAAACGGTTTTATCAATCCACTATTTCACGCCTGGACGAGACTAAGGAAGAATGCCTATATCCTAGCGAATGCCGGCGCCCAGCAAGCAATTCATAATTGCGGCCTCGGCAAGGGTCTAAAGCGAATCGATCGAACCGATATACTTAACGCAGCACATGGTGAGACTGAGTTTGGATCTGTTCAGTCTCGAATCGTCCTAAACCTTCATCGTATTCGCCGAGACGTGATGGACGCCGTTCAATTGTCAAAAGTTCTAAAGTCCGACTGGGCCTCTGCCGAGAAAAGAATCCTTCGTGTGTTTCCCATGCCAGAGAACCGCGTAAAGCTCAGAGTCTTGCCAAGGTCCTACAAAGAAGCGGATAAGATGGGAAAGGACTCCTTCAACTTCAACGTCGATGATGAAGATTGGGACTCAATCCTTGATGACTACATGATCAAGTACGTTCCCAAGTGGCGAATAACCAGCACCGTCCAGCCGGACCCAGCCAGATCCAGCCATGTGGCTGGCATTGCCGAGCCAGAAGAAGGCGAAGAAGGTAACGTTATCTACGGCTGGCAGCTCGAGCGCGACATAACAAACGACTTCGTCCAGTCCGTACGAGACGGTGAGAATGATGGAGCTACTGCGAGTGGTGTTACTGATTTTGTTTGGGTTGCTGTCCTCGATGATCGCACCGACGAATGCTGTGAAGAGCGCGACGGATTAACTACGTCTCAAATCGAAGAGCAGATACACGATGATTATGACGCATATCCTCCAATCCACCCGAACTGCCGGTGCAGACTTGTTCCAGCAGCAGATGGATTAGAAGAAATAGCTAATTACACTTCGGAAGAATTCCAAAACTGGCTTGAAGAATAGCAGGTAATTTGTTGTAACTAAGGAACTGACGCACAAGATTATTAGTTTTTCTAATGATGTCACAGAGCATTTTTTCTGTTTAAATAATTTGACATATGCGTATATTCGATCCAATACTCTTTATTGGATTCTCTCAAAGAGAGACTTGGTCTCTTTTCGATCATCCCATGTGTTGAAAACGCTATCGCATTTTCTTTTTTTCTGTTTTTTCTTTTAGGCCAACGGGTGTTTAATCAATTTGACTGCCGAAGTCTGATGTCCCACACTAAAGGCAATGCCCAAACAGAAGAAGAAAGAGCCACTCCCACGCAGCTCACATATCTTGCAGAAAGATTTAGATTTAGGTTCTTATGAGAATGACTATCTTTTCAAGACAACGGGAACTCCGACAACACCTAAGGGAGTTCGTACCACGGCGGAGCTATGTGCATACCTTGAGAACAACAAGGACACAGAACTCGAGGCGAGGACAATTTGTTATTCGAAGGACGACAATCGATTCTTTAAATCGGATATTTCTAAGAAAACGTTCCTGGAGCAGTTCAAGTCGAACAATCGTCTCACGGCAAGATCGCCAAAGTTTCGAGAGTGCTTTTCTAAGCTCAGGGAGCAAGACGCTTTTGCACTAGGAGCCAACGCCACAACCAACCCAAACAACTATGGATATAGTTACGCTAATTCTGGCCTCATTGGTGATGATTTTTACCCTCTACTGGGTGGCCCTTTTTACAAGCAACTCTATTACTACAACGACTATCTTACTGCGAATAGTGCTGCTTTCTTTGCTTACCATCACGACCCTATCGCTCGTGGTCTTATCGATATTACAGCTAACTTCGTTGTAGGTCGCGGGTTCAGGTTCGACTGCGATAACGACATTGCCATGGCCCTCTGGAAGGCGTTCGAAGAAGCCAACGATTTACAAAACCGTGTCTACGTAATGTGTAAAGAGCTTTCCATTTATGGCGAGGTAATGCCGTGGTGGTTACCTGATAACAATATCTACGTCACGTATCGCCCGACAAAAGGCCAAGCCGTTCCCAAAGGAGTCATTCCCCGGATTAGATCTCTCGACCCCACAAACATCAACGAGATCGTCACAGCGCCGGAGGATATAGAGAATGTATTCTTTTATGTCTGGATTAATCCAACGCAGTATCAAATTTTTACGTCGAATAAAGATGGCTCGACCGTGGTCCCGGTTTCTAAATTCATTTATGATCAGCTGCCGGCGGACCAGGTACAACATTATAAGATCAATTGTGTTTCTAATGAGAAGCGAGGCCGCTCCGATCTATATCCTATTCTTGGCTATCTTAAGCGTTTACGTGATTCAGTTAATTACGCTTTAGTCGGAATGCAGAAGGCTTCCGCCTGGTCGATTGATACCACGATCGAGGGCGATGAAGCCGACCTACAAAGTTACGCAAACGACCAAGCAGCATTAGGCACGTATCCTCCCGCTGGATCTGAGTACGTTCACACGAAAGCAATCGAGCGCAAGTATCTAGGTAACAAAGGTGACAGTGCCAAAGAAAACCCAGTTTTTAATTGGGCTCTTAATATGGTGTGTGCTGGCTATGGTGTTCCGGTCTCTTATTTGGGAACTCATCTATCTGGCGGGTCAACTCGAGCTAGTGCATTGGTGGCAACGGAACCCGTAGCCAAGCGCATGCAGATGCGCCAACGGATTCTTGAGATCATCATGCGCGATATGGCTAAAAAGCTTTTTACCAAGTTCGGTATCGAGGCCGCATACGAGTTTACGTTCCCAGAGATCATTACGCAGGACTCGTCACAGAAGATTAAAGACATTTATCTCTGCGAAGAAGCCAATTGGATTAGCCCAGAGCGTGCGGCCACTATGGCGTCTAAGGAACTTAATATCACCGAGTTCGACTATGACAGCGAAAAAGAAAAGATCAAAGAGCAGAGGCCAGACATTCCCGGCGTTATCTCGGGCGACGTTCCACCTCCGCCAAAGCCTCTTACGAGTCCAGGAGCTGCTAATTCAGACAATGATACGGGAAAACCGTCAGCAGTTACCTCGCAGGACAGAAAACAAGTGAGCGATAATTATGGATTTTAAACTATTCGATACATCGGGCCTTGATACTTTGGCGAAAGACATTGGGGCACCTACGTTTGAAGAGTTCGCCCGCGCGCCACACCTTTACAGGCAAGCCCATGACGAGATCATGCAGCACGTTTCACACGGAAGCGATAACTTGCGCCGTCACGTTGATGGGTACGAATACGAATACGGCCTGCTCAAAACAAAGAAACTTGAGAAGATCGAGCAAGCAGTATTAGACTCAGGATATAAACTTTCTGATTTAGACATAAAGCCTCATGTTGAGCAAAGCGGGCGCGGTAAGCAGAAATATAAAATTATAGTTAAGTTCGTAATCAAGGAAGATAAGAAAAATGCCATCGTGGGTTAAGGACGAGGACGTTTGGGACAAGGCAAAAACGGCAGCTCAAAAGAGCAACCCTGATGATTTCTACGCGCTTACTACAGATATTTACAAAAAAATGGGAGGAGAGATCGGCGGCAAAAAAGAAACCGCTCCGATGTCTCAACCCGCTTTCAAGAATTGGTTTTGGGCTTCTGATATCCAGCCAAAAGGGATCAAGGATGATGTAAGCGCCATGGATGGCGCACCATCTGCTGACGAAGATATAAAAAGCATGATCGTTGCGCATCCGGATATGAACGCGGCGACGTTTTATAATCTTCTCACGTCTAAGGGGATTAAGTTTAGCAAGGAAGCCGAGAACGTTGGCGGCAATATCCAACTCGTTCGCGAGTCGAACCACATAAAGAACCTTGGCAACATCACATTTAACTGCCGCTTTAAAGAGGGCACGAGCCCAGCAGCTCCTGGATCTGACAATAAGTTCCGTGTTGTGCTTTTGCAAGAGGGGTTAGGCAACCTAAAAGACGGCTATTACTACACGCGCCAGGCAATAGAATCGGCCATTCCTGTTTTTGAAGGGAAAAAGATGTATGCCGATCATCCCTCAAGCCTCGACGAGCAGGTAAGGCCTGAAAGAAGCGTGCGCGATATCGTCGGCCACTTCGAGAACATATCTGTCAGCACTGCCGAAGACGGAAGCGCAATGCTCGAGGGTGATTTACTCATGCTCCCCGACGCTCCCTTCGATTGGGTTCGGGCGCTAATGAAACACGCCATAGAGTTTTCTAAAAAATATCCAGACAAGGATTTCGTTGGCCTATCCATAAACGCATCCGGCGACGCCGAGCCAAAGGGCCTAGACGAGTTTTCTAAAGATGTACAAGTTCCAGAATCAGGTCGTCCTAAATTCCAGGACGCGATCGCGCAAGGATTAACGGAGGTCAAGGTTGTTAACTCAATCACTGATGCCGTCTCGTGTGATCTAGTTACTGAGGCTGGAGCCCGTGGACGATTATTAAAAATGTTAGAACAGGAGGGCTTTATGCCTAAGAACAAGGAAGATTCTAAAAAGATGGAAGACATGGAAAAGAAAGAGGGCGAAGAGAGAGAGGAGCCTGGCAAAAAGCCAATGGATCAAAAAGATCAAGACGACTCCGCTAAAGGCGGCCCACCCAAAGCCGATGTTAACGAAGACGGCGACGGTGATGATGACGATCAAGATCGGCACGACGACCAACAACAAGATATAGATTTAATTAAAAAGATGCTCGCGCAGTATCTCGGTGACGACCATGCCAATCACGGGGAGACAATGAAGTGTGCGAAACACTACATGGCCGCCTACGAGGGCATGGGCTATGAGCCACACGATGCCATGAAGCACGCTTGCCAAGCCATGAAGGCCGCGAAGCACGCCAAAGAAGCCATGGATAAGGAGATGCCCCAGCAGCACGAGGACATGGAAAAACATGAAGGTGGAAACGCTCCCGTTCCATCGGCTGGCAGTCAACCGAACATGGCGACCAAAGAAGAAACCAACGGAAAACCGCAAGATCGATCTTTCGGAGATGGTAGTCACGTTCATATTCACGTAGGGAAGGAGTCTAACAAGAAAA